CCTGAAGACTTAAGTAAACAAGGTGTTATGTTCTATCCTTTAGAAAGAACTACATCTGCTGATGGCAAATCTCAATTAGAAAACTGGAGATTGTTTAACACATACTTTGTTGACTATTTAGCTGCGCATAAAGAAACAATTGTGTGTGTGTTTATTGGATTTGAAGCCAGTCAGTTTGCTGATTTGCTTGAAAAAGATACACACTACAAAATCTTTTTACCAGAGTTAACACATTCAGTTTATGAAGAAGATGTGTTAGTTAAAATCCTTTCTAAAAATGTAAATGCATTGTTAGAAAAGCATGATTTAGCTACCATAGATTGGTAAATTTTTAGTATCTTAGATGCCCTTCTATGAAAAAAATCCTTAAGCAAACAAGTCTATTTGATAGACTTAAATACTTCAAAGTCACAGTCAAAGAGTATTTATTGATCTACCAAATTTATGTTGGCAGAGATGTAAATGAAGCAATGAAATCTACATTGCGTGTAGAGCTTTATGACAACAAAAAACTATCTGCTTTTAGCATTAGGATTATTGAAAGTATTGATGAGTTATTTGCAGCTAAAAAGAAACTGAAACTTGATGAACTGATGGGTGTAGATTACAGTGAGCAGATTGATGCTTATCTTGATCTGTTTCCTACAGCAAAACTTCCTAATGGCAAATATGCTAGAGGAAATAAGAAAAACATTGAGACTAATTTCAGATGGTTTTTTGAAAACTATAACTATGCATGGGCGGTAATCCATGATGCAACTGCTATGTATGTAGCAGAATATAGAGCAAAGAACTTTATGTATATGAGAACAGCAATGTATTTTATCCGCAAAGATGATGGAACAAGAACTGTTCATTCAGATTTAGCTGACTATTGTGACAAGATTGTCAACAATCAAAGCTACACTAAAGAGAAATACTTTAAAACCAAAGTCCTATGAAGTGGAAAAGCCACAAAGACCATTACCTTGAAGCGTTGCATTATATGAAGGGTAAACAACAGGGTATCATATCCAGTTACAAAACCCCATGGCCTAAATTTAACCGAGCAACTTTAAATGGTCTTGAGTTTAACACTATTACCGTAATTGGAGCCAGACCTGCATCAGGAAAAACCTTAATGGTTGATCAGATTGTAAGAGAAGGCTTTGATTTAAATCCAGGACTTAACATACGGGTTTTGCAATTTCAATTGGAAATGTTTGGAAGAACCTCAAAGATCAGAGAGTTCTCTTCAGTTACTAAAGAATCTTATAGATACTTATGTAGTGCTGAAGAAGAAGGAGTCACTGTGACTGATGCGGTTATTAAGAAATGCCATGACTATGCAAAATCTGCAGCAAAGTATCCGATAGACATTATTGATGAAGCAGTAACTGTCAAGCAATTCAAACAAGAGATCCTTGAGTATATGAAGAAGTTTGCAGTAACTGATGAAAGAGGTAATGTAAAATATCAAAATACTATTGTGACCCTTGACCACTCCGTGCTTATCCGCAAGGACACCACAGAAGCCAACAAACAAGAGATGTTGGCTAACTTGGGTGAAACATGCACCGAACTCAAGAAAAAGTTCCCTATAGCCTTTATATTGCTAACTCAGTTGAACCGTGACACGGATAGACCAGAACGTAATGAAAATGGCAAGTATGGTAACTACATTCTTGAGTCTGACATTTATGGGGGTGATGGACTTTTGCAACACGCGGATTTAGTTGTAGGTATCAACCGTCCTGCTAAAAGATTCATCAAATACTT